AAGAAGACAGGCGTTAAGAGCACTAAATCGCATCCAGATTAAAACACGTGACTCCGCTTTAAGAAAAGGAATAGCAAAGATTATTAGAGGCTATAAAAACGGCGGCTCGATTGAGGCTCTTTCTCATGAAGCAGGATTAAATAAAAGTGCGGTTTGGCGTTATTTAAAAAATAGCTTTGCGTACAGTTATTTAAGCGCAAAGAGGGTCAGGAAATATTCTGGGAAAAGAGAACGTCATGAAGCACCCCTTAAAAGCAAAAAGTACAAATATGAAAAACATATGACTGAAGCGGCGTTTGATTATTTAAATCAACTATACCCAATGAACAAAATATATGCTGAAGAGCTTGTTTATAAAACAAACTTATCAAACTCTGGTAAAGGTGGTTTTACTTGTGACTTTTTAATTAAAGATACTAACGAAATATTTGAAGTTAAGCAAAGAACCACTACTTGTTCTAATAAATCGCTTTACGGACAAATATTTGTTTATCAGTCGCAAGGATATAAAGTAAGCGTAATTCTTCCTGATGACGTTTTGGTTACTGATTCGATGCGTCAAATCTTGTCTAAAAATAACGTGGATATTCATCTTGTCCCATGAGCGTAAAACGCCTCACCTGGCATCTCGCAGTGCTCGAACGTGCGAAGAAGAATTTGCTGAAAAAGCAGTACGACGCAGTGCGCGCTCGGCTTGACCTGGCGATCCTAATGGCCACGGAAATGCTGAAGCAGGCCGAGGGATTTAAGGCGAAAGCCATTGAGGCCAAAAAATGAAACTGCTTTCTATGCTGTTCTATTACTTGGGGGACATGGCCAGCCACACGATCGCCCGGTGGAGCTGGGGCGGGTGGGTATATCAGCGGTTGATGTTGCTGTCCGTTGAGTGCGACAAGGAATTTGAGATTTGGAAAGAAGTGAAGCCACGCAAAAAGAGGAGGAAACGCAAATGATGGATTTGGGTAAAATTACTTTTGGTAAATCACGCCCTGCGCCGAAGCAGGTGCTAGTCGACGTGACCTACGACGAAAAGACGGCTAAGGCCCTGCACGCATTTGGATTGAAACAGCTAAAGAAAGATCCAGAAGCAGTGATCGAATACGTGATCGTCAAGGCGCTGGGGGCGTTTGCAAAAAAATGATCGCACCACTACCGCCGGCTATTGAGGCCATCCACCGCAATGGAGCCGCGGAAGGTGAGCGAAACACGCAACTGTTTAAGCTGGCGTGCCAGTGGCGTGATCAAGGGCTGACTGAGTTCGACGCCACGACGAACGCAGAGGAATGGGCCTACAAAGTCGGGCTATCGCAGAATGAGGCAGTAAGTGCAGTCAAATCTGCTTACAGCAAGCCAGCCAGGGAAGCGTGGAGGCCGAAGGCTAAGTACAGTTATCAAAATGGTGCAATCGTACGGGAGGATCTACCAGTGCCGCCTATGCCGATAAGCGTAGAGAGCGGGCCGGTAGATAAGTTCCTGACTACATGTTTCGACGTGGGTGATCAGATCAATATCTGCCGATCGGTTAAGGACGGCGAACGCGAGCGGCCGGACGGTGCAGGCGAGACGCGAAGCCGTGAGGAATGGCTAGAGCTTTTTAAGGCTGACGGGCTAAAGGAATGGCAGGGCGATGCAGTGGGCGTCTACGTCTCGATTAACGCCAACAACGGAAAGAATCGAAAAGCTGAATCGATTACCAAGTTTCGCCACTGCCTAATCGAGTTCGATGAAAGCACGATGCAGGAGCAGTGGGCGATTATTAAACGCAGTGGGTTGCCCACTTCCGCCATCATTAAGAGCGGAGCACGAAGTCTGCACGCATGGGTGGAGATTAGGGCCACGAACGCCAAGGAGTTCGCTGAACGTGTGGACTTTATCTACAAGCACCTGGAGCACAGTAAGCCAGATCCAGCCAACAAGGACGCTGGGCGGTTGTCGCGGTTGCCTGGCGCTATGCGTACGGCCACAGGCTTACAGCAGGAGTTGGTCGAGTGTGGTGCACCGACTTTGACTTACATGGAGTGGATGGAGCGCACGATTTACGGTGATATTCCCGAGCCGTATAGCTGGGAGCAGTTGGTCAATTTCAAAGAGGATGCGGATATCACTCAACTGCTAGGCAAGCGTTGGATTTGCCGTGGCGGTTCAGCGTTGTGGGTGGGTAGCAGTGGCCTTGGCAAGAGCGTGCTGTGCTTACAGGCAGCGATCACATGGGCGGCCGGGCGTGATCTATTCGGCATATCGCCACATGGCAAGCCGTTGAAGTCGCTAATCGTGCAGGCGGAGAACGACGAGGGCGACGTGGCAGAGGCGTTACAGGGCATTTTAAAGGCACTGGATTTGACCGCAGAGGAGCTGGAACGTGTGAAGCAGAACATTGTGATCGTGCGTGACTGCACGTCCACGGGTGAGCGTTTCGTCGATAGGATGCGTCGCCTAGCTGAAAAGCATAAACCCGACTTAGCCTGGGTAGATCCGTTGCTGGCGTTTATCGGTGGCGACTTATCTAGCCAAGAGACGGCAGGTGGCTTTTTGCGTAATTTGCTTAACCCACTCGCCCTATCTGGCGGATTTGCTTGGATGCTTATGCACCATACGCCAAAGCCAACACGGGACGGCAGCGGTTACCAGGGGCACGACAAGGCTTATAGCGGTTTTGGTTCATCCGAGCTTACGAATTGGGCCAGAGCCGTTTTAATGCTGTCGCCTTGCGGTCAGGATGAGCAAGGAACGTACACATATAAGCTGGAAGTAACCAAGCGCGGAAAGCGGTCTGGCTTGCGTCCTAGCGTCACTGCGAGCGATTTTATCGCAAGCAAGACGCAGCCGCTAGTTCATCTAAAGCATGCAGACAGGGGCATGGCTTGGATAGAGGTAGGAGCGCCTGAAAAGTCAGTCGGCCGAAAGGCTATGTCGATCGATTGGGGCAAGTTACCCGAAAGGGCTAAATACAGCCAAGTGGTCGCATTTGTACAACAGGCCACCGGGTTGCAGGAACGGCAAGCGAAGGCCCGTGTGAAGCAGGCTAAAGAGGACGGTTTGATCGAAGAAACTGAGGCTGGTTTATTCAGCAAAAAGGTGACAAATGAGCCCTTTTAACGTTAGTGCAGTAATCCTTATTGCACTAGTGCAGTATTGCGGAGCATGTAGGTGCAGTAATAAAGGCCCTTTAGGGCCTATTATTGCACTAATGCATTACACCATTTCCATTACTGCACTAACGACTGCACTAGCGAGGTTAATCTAATATGATAGATCAGGAAGCAATCGAACGAATCCCAGCGGTTATTCCACATCCAGCTACGATGATCGACAGCCTACAAGACTTGGTCTTTGAGTCATGCGACGATCTTAAAATTACGGTTACCACATCAACGGTTGCGACTATTACAAAAGTAATAGAGCACCTGATGGATAAGTCTGCCGATCACCCGGCTATGGCTAACCGAACGGACACGCTTGGGCATGCGGTCTTGAACATATCTCTTAACCGTTCGCCTGAATCTATGACGGCCGTGGCCAAGCGGTACGGCATCACTAAACAGGCGATCAGTAAGAAAGTCACAGAAGTCTATGATCGGTTGGGTATACGAGCCCGATCGCAGAAAAGCGAGAAGGCCCGCGAATCCTACCGCAAACGGGCATACCGTGTTCACGCAAAGCGGCGGCGTGAAGCACCTAAATTCAACATGGCCGCACTAAAGAAAGGCATTAAGAAATGAAACTACTATCTGTAATAAACAAACTAAACGAAACGCGGGACAAGGCGATCGAGCTGGTAGGCAGGACGATTGCCCTGGCATCAGATGCAGGCGAGATCATTGCCGTGGCACGTACTGAGGGTAAGGACGTGCTGGCCCTATGTGAGGAGGCTGGGATTACTGAGGAGGTTGGTAAGCGTTATGAGAAAGTCGCAGCTACTCAGAAGCGACTGACTAACGGCGATGCAGATCCAAGCCTTATGCGTCAGACTTATCTGCGGATCGGTATCTTGCCCGACCCCATCACGATGAGCGAACCGAGCGAGCCTAAGCACTTTCTGTTTCCAATTATGAAAGCACGGCAGTGGCTTGCGTCGCGTGGAGCAAAGTTCATCGCCCAGGATAAGACGCTTAAGGAACAATTCCTTGCGGAAGCAGAGCCGATCGTGAAGGCTTACAACGACCTAAAGGGCGCGGCCTAAGTAGGCCAGCTTGCGTAAGTGCCTAAGGAATCTTTTTGCAAACCAAGTTGAATCGGGGTGCTTGCAACT